CTGCTTGTCGAGTCGCGTTCCAAGAAGGGGCGCGGGCGCGCGTCGGCGGTGATCTTCACGCTGGTCCCGCAAGTGAAGCTTCCGAAGCGGCTTGACCTTTATGTGTCGGCCGAACAGGTCGCGGCGTCCATTCCGGCCGCAATCGTCGCAAAGTGGGGCCAATCGTGAGCAGCAAGCGAGAGACCGTCATCCTGGCGCTTTACGGCGCGATCCGCGAGCGGCTGGCAACGGCCGTTCCGACGGCGGATGTTCGTCGCGGCGATGCGCTGCCGGCCGAAATCCCGCGCGGCGGTCTGGTCATTCTCCGCGACGGAGACCCCGGCGAGCCGGAGGTCACGCTATCGCCGCTGACCTATCACTACACGCACCGCGCCGAGATCGAGATCGTGACGCAGGATGCGCCAAGCGGGGACAAGCTGTTTGACGACCTCGCATCGGCCATTGGCGTTGCCCTTTCGCAGGACAGGACGCTTGGCGGCGTCTGCGATTGGGCGCAACCGGACGCACCGCAGCCGGTCGAAATTCCGGTGGACGGCGGGGCGCCGATCAAGGCGGCCACAGTGCCGGTGATGCTTTACTACGCCGCGTCCGACCCGCTGGCGTGATCGTGAACAATACAGGAGCCTGACATGGCACGCGCATATGGATCGCGGGCGCAGCTCGCCCTCGCCTACGAATCTGTCTACGGGACCGCGCCGGCCAGCGGCTACAAGAAGCTCCCGTTCGCGAGTTGCTCGCTTGGGGCAGAACAGCCGCTTCTGGCGAACGAGCTTCTCGGCTTCGGTCGCGATCCGCTGGCGCCCGTAAAGGATGCCGTGACCGCGAGCGGTCAGGTGACGATCCCGATCGACGTCGAGAACCTTGGCTTCTGGCTCAAGGGCGCGTTCGGCTCCCCGACCACCACCGGGACCACGCCGAAAACGCACACGTTCGTATCCGGCGGCACGTCCCTGCCGAGCATGGCGATCGAAGTCGGGATGCCCGAGGTTCCCCACTACGCCATGAACACCGGCTGCGTCGTGGATACGCTGTCGTGGACCATGCAGGCGAGCGGCCTTCTGACGATGGACGTTGGCATCATCGCGCAGGGCGAGACGGTCGCCGGCACCACCGGCGCCGGGACGCCGACCGAACAGACCCTGACGCGGTTCGGCAACTTCAACGGCGCGGTGACGCGCGACGGCTCGCCGATCGGCAACATCACCGAAGCGCAGATCACCTATTCCAACAACCTGGAAGCGGTGAAAACCATTCGCGCGGACGGCAAGATCGACGGTGTGGACCCGACCATCGCGGCGCTGACCGGCTCGATCACGGTTCGGTTCGCCGACCAGACGCTTCTCAACCAGGCCATCGCCGGCAGTTCTTGCCAACTGGTGTTCTCGCACACCATCGACGCGAACAACAGCTTCACCTTCACGGCGCACGCGGTCTATCTGCCCCGTCCGAAGATCGAGGTCTCTGGGCCGGGCGGCGTTCAGGCCACGTTCGAGTGGCAGGCCGCCAAGGCCGCCAGCCCGGCGCGCATGTGCACGGCCGTTCTGGTCAACAGCGTGACGAGCTACTGATGATCCGACTTGACCTCAAGGCTGGCCCGCATTGGGTCGATCTGATCGACGGCGTGCGCGTCAAGGTGCGCCCGCTGACCACGAGCCTGCTCATGGCGGCGCACGCCGGCAAGGACGCCACCGACGACGTTGTGGAGTCGGTGGCGCGCGTTGCCGAAGTGGCCATCGTTGAGTGGGAAGGCATCGGCCAGCAGGACAGCGACGATCCGCCGGAAATCACGCCGGAGACGGTTCGGGCGCTGTTGGAGATCCCTTCGGTCTTCGCCGCCTTCCAGGCGAAGGTGATGCGCCCTTGGGAGGGGCTTGCAGACGAAAAAAAAGGCTAACCGCGCTGGCGGATTGGCATTTCCAGCGCGGAGGCGGGCCGTCCTATTGCGGCGGGTGCGGGCAGGCGTGCCCGGAGTGTCCTTACACGGTCAACCGCCCGCAAACCGTGCAGGGTTTGCAGGTATGGGATCTCGTGGTCCGGATGCAGAGGCAGCTTCGCGTGAGCATGGGCGGCATTGTCGGGTTCGACATGACGACAGCGTTCGCGATGGCCGATGCGCTTGGGATCGATGCGGTGGTGGTGGCCGAGATCCTTCCGGCCGTTGAGGCGGTCGCAATGATGCGGATGAACGAGGCGGGCGAGGACTGACATGGCCGACAAGAATGTCCGCGTCCGCATCGTCGCCGAGGGCGGAAAGCAGGTAAAGGCGGAATTCGACGCCATTGGCCGGTCTGGTCAGGAGGCGTTCAGCCGCGTCGGCAGAGCCGGTGGAAACTTTAGCGGAAGCCTTCAGAACGTCGGTTTCCAGGTTCAGGACTTCGCGGTTCAGGTTGCCGGCGGCACGAGCGCAAGCCGCGCGCTGGCGCAGCAACTGCCGCAGCTTCTGAGCGGATTCGGCCTTCTTGGCGTCGGTCTCGGCACGGCTGTTGCGGTCTTTGTGCCCTTCATAAGCTCTCTTTTCGAGAGCGGGGAAAAGGCCAAGGACACGGCAAAGGCGGTTTCAGAGGCAGAGGCGGCTGTCAGGTCGTATATGAATGCGATCAAGTCGGCCAACGCGCCGATGAGCGAGCTTGTGCAGCAGTTCAGGTCTCAGGCTGACGAGATTCGCAAGCTGCGTCAGGAAGCCCTTTCACTTGAGGCCGAGGCGGTCAGCCGAAGCATCATGAAGGCGCGTGACGAGTTGAACAGCTCGTTTGATGATATCGGCGCTCGTCTCGACAGGATCAAGGCTGCCACGGATGCGGTCGCGGCTATTCCGAATGTGCCGCAGGACCAGCTTTTGCCGGGCGAGATCATCGCCGTTCAGAACCTTCGGCTTGAAATCGAAAGGCTGAAAAATGAAACCGGTCTGACGGTTGAACAGGCTCAGGCGTTGCAATCTGCCCTTGGCAATCCGTCCGGCTCTGCGAGCATGGCCGAGATCGCCGCGCAAGCCCGCGCGGCGGTGGCAGCGCTGTCCGCAGCCGTTGATGCTGGTGCGAAACTGCCGGACGGGGCGCTTGAGGCTGCTCGTCAGATGGTGACGCTGGCCGAGTCCGCAGCGATGGCTTCGGCACAGATGGAAGACATCGCCAACACCGACATTGCGTCTCCGATCACTGCCGGCGCGAATGCTGCCGCAGCCCTCGCCGCCAACCTCAGGGCCGCAGCCAATCAGTATGTCGAGTTCAACAAGCCGGGCGGAACCGCAAGCCTTGCCGCGCAGTATGCGTCCTACGGCGCCGGTCGGGCGAACATGCTCGAGGCCGCGAACGACGCCAAGAACAACGCGACCATTGCCCTGATCCCGAAGATCAAGGCCAGTGGTGGCGGCGGTGGCGGGGGCGGAACAGACCCGGACCTCGCCAAGATCAAATCGCTTTTCGACCAGACGCGGACGAGCGCGGAGAAATACGCGGCCGAGCTTGCAGAGGTTCAACGCCTCTACAGGGAAGGCGACATCGACGGCGATCTTTATGCTCGTGCGGTCAAGCGGCTGGACGAGCAATTCGGGAAAGTGAGTGACAGCGCGCAGCAGTCGGCTCAGGCGATCCGGTCGGCCTTTGACGGCATTTTCGATGACCCGGCCGAGGCGCTGAAAAACCTTGCCAAGCAGCTTGCGCAGATGGCCCTTTATCAGGGCCTCTCCAAGGCTTTCCCGAGCATCTTCGGTGCAGGCGGCTATGTTCCGCTGGTCAAGAGCTCCAACGGAAACGTGTTTTCCGGCGGCAACGTGATCCCGTTCGCAACCGGTGGGATCGTGAGCCGCCCGACCATCTTTCCGATGGCGAAGGGCACCGGACTCATGGGCGAGGCGGGGCCGGAAGCAATCCTGCCCCTGACTCGGATCGGCGGGAAACTTGGCGTAGCGGCTGCCGGTGGGGGCGGAACGAGCGTGACGGTCATCAACAACAGCGGCCAGCCCTCGCGTCAGGAGCGCTCGCAGGGGCCGGATGGCCGCGAGATCATTCGCGTTGTGGTCGGCGAGGAAATCTCGCGCGGGCGCTTCGACAAGCCGATGCGGCGCTTCGGTGCGACGCCTGACCGGGTGGTGCGCTGATGGCTGGCGTTCCGTCCTGGCCGGCAAGCCTGCCGCAGACGCCGCGCCGGCAAAGCTGGATCGGCGGCGCGCAGGAAAGCCGGGCGACATTCCAGCCCGACTATGGCCCGCCAGTCGTGCGCAGGCGCACGACTGGCGATGCGATGCTTTACGAGTGTGTCTTTCCGCAGATGAGCGGCGCGCAGCGTGCGGCCTTCGTCAACTTCTGGCAGGTGGATTTGCGGGGCGGATCTCTGTCCTATTCGTGGCGCGATCCCGTTCTCGGCGATGTGGCGCGCTGGCGCATCATGGGCGGGTCCGGTCGGGCGTGGGACTTCACGTGGCTTGGCGCCGATCTGCATGATCTGTCGATGTCGCTGATGCGCCTGCCTGGCACGCCATGGTGGGCGCCCTATGTCCGCCCGAATGAGAACAAGGTGCCGGTCGTGGTCGCGGACTGGAATGCCAGCGTCTATGGCCACAACGGCAACCGGGTCGCGGCCTCGGTTCTTCCGACGATCTCGGGGACGTTCGACGTGTGGTCGCTTTCGACGTCGAATGTGGAGACATTCGCGGCAGCCCAGGTCATTGCGGCCGGGGGTATTCCGGCGACGGCGCCCGTGAACGTGAAGCGCCGGACCTATTTCGCGGTGTGACGGATGGCAGACAGAAGCATACCGGCCGGCGCTCTGGCCGGCCTTGAGCAGCAGGAATCGCCGGAGGCCATTCTGGCTTTCCTGACCATCACGCATGAGGCGCTCGACGCGCCGATCCGCGTCGTTTCGGACGTGTTTGATTACGTGACGGGCGGCAACACCTACATTGGCCTGCCGTTCGGCTATCGCATCCTGACGGATGATGAATCCGCGCCGCAGACCGAGCTGCGCGTGCAGAACACAGACCGCCGGATCGGGCAGGCGCTGCGCCGGATCAACTCGCCGGCGCGCATCGATCTGGTGATCCGGTCATCGGCGGACTTCAACCTTGCGAACGACCCGAGGACCGAGATCGCGAACGCGCCGATCTACGCTGTCGGGCAGTATCGCCTTCTCGACGTTCGCGTTGGCGTGGACGAGATCACCGGGCGCGTGATGCTGCGCGACTACAGCCAGGAGCCGATGCCCGGCCTGCGCGCGACGCAATCGCGCTGTCCGGGTCTGTTCCGATGACCGACTGGTGGGCGCCCTATGTCGGCCTTCCCTTCGGGGAAGGGCCGGGCGAGGTCACGTGCTGGTCGCTGGTGCGCCGGATTTACGCCGAGCAGCTCGGCATCGACCTGCCGGCCTACGGCGAGGTGAGTTCGGGCTATCTGGCCGCTCTGGCGCGGCGTCAGGCGGCGGCGGTGCGGTCGGAAGTGTCGGATCTGATGGCGGATGAGCGCATCGCCGGGCAGTGGCGGGATGTGACGCTGCCCTTCGTTTTTGACGTGGTTCGGATGCTCGACCTGCGCAGCCGGCGGGTTGGTCATGTCGGCGTGATGCTGGACCACTGCCGGCTCATTCATGCGGAGCAGGCGACGGGCGTCGCTGTCGTCTCGGTGACGCATCCGACCGTGGCGAGCCGGATCGTGGACTATCGGAGATTCGTCGGATGAGCGTTCTGGGCGTTTATCGCGAGTTCGGCAGTCTCGACGCGCCGCACTGGCGGATGATTCCGGACGGGTTGACCGTGGCCGCAATGGCGAGGCGGATGCCTGAGCTTCCCGCCGACTTCGACGAGCGCGGCGTGATCTGCATCAACGGCCATGTCGTTCCTCGCGCGTGTTGGGGGCTGGTGAAGCCGAAGCCGATCGTCGCTGGCGTCCGCACTGAGGTTACGTTTCACGCTCCGCCGATGGGAGGCGGCGACGATGGCGGGAAGTCGATTCTGGCGATTGTGGCGGGGATTGCGCTTACGGCCCTTACGGGCTTCGTGGCGGGCGGTGGGCTTGCGGCCAAGTTCGGTTTTTCGGCCAAGCTCCTTGGCGAGGGGACCATCGGCGCGCAACTGGCCGCTGCTGGCGTATCGCTGGCCGGGTCGCTGCTCATCTCGGCTCTGGTGCCGCCGCCTTCGATCAAGACGGGGCGGCAGAAGAGCATCATCAACCCCGGCGCCGCGTCGGCTGATGGAAACCTGCTTGAGCCGAATGGCGCCGTGCCGCGCGTGTTCGGCCAACGCAAGGTCTTCCCGCCGCTGGCCTGCGAGCCGCTGACCTATTTCGACGGGCAGGACGAGGTTGTGGAGGCCGTCTATGTCCTGTCCGGTCCGCATCAGATCACGGACATCCGCGTCGGGGCGGCGCCGATCGCTACGCTGACGGATGTTGAATACGAGGTGCGCGAGGGCTGGCCGGGAGATGATCGCGTAACGCTGATCGGCCGGCAGGCCCGCACCGATCAAACGCAGGCCGAGATTCGCGGGCACACCGTCGCGGCGTCAGACGGGCGCACGCTGGAATCCACGACCGGCGACACGACGAGCGCGCTTCCGCAGCGCCAGACAGTGGCGACGCGAGAAGCGCCGGACGAACACTGGCTGCACCTGACGTGGACGGGTGGCCTGCACAAGAACGCCAAGGAGACGGACTATCTCCGCGTGCCGTTCCGCATCCGCATTCGGCTCATCGGTGCGACGGACTGGACGAACCTGCCGGAGATCCATTACCAGGCCGCGAACGTGCGCCAACTACGCGCGACGGTGCGCCTGCTCTGGGTGCCCGACGCGACAACCGGCCCGTCAGCCGCGGCGCAGGAGGGGTGGGTCGAGGCGCGCATTGCCACGCCAGCGCAGACCGTTGCACCGGCCAGCCCGGCCTTTGCTGCGGACAGCTATTTTTCAACCGGTTCCGGTGACAGTTGGATGAGTTCGGCGAACCTCGGGACAACCGGCGTCAATCATGTGATCCTGAACCGGTTCAATGCCGATTTCTACCTGGACGAGACTGTCTTCCCGCGCGGACGCTACGAGATCGAAATCCGGCGCGGCGCGCAGTTCCTGAACGCCAACTATTCGGCCTCGGCCTACACAATCTCCGGGACGGTCCTTGATCCGTTCGCCTATGCCGGCACGCCCGGCCAGATCCCGCAAACGCGCGATGGCGTGAGCGATACGGTCTATCTGCTTCGGTCTGTCTCGGTGTGGAACGAGCATCCTCTTCCGACCGACGACTTCGCGGCGGTGGCCGTCAGGGCGCGCAACCGCCAGATGGATCGGGTGAGCTGCGTCGCTGGCGGGTGGGTGAAGGATTGGGACGGGTCGGGCTGGAATTCCTGGGTGGTCACGGACAATCCGGCACCGCATCTGCGCGACATCTACACCGGCGACCAGAACCTCGATCCGGTTCCTGCGGAAGTCGTGGACGATGCCGGTCTGGTGGCGTGGCGGGCGCACTGTGTCGCCAAGGGATACCGGGTCAACGCTCTGATCGAGGACGGATCGGTTGACGATGCCGCGCGCATTGTCGCGGCCTGCGGCTATGCCCGCCCCTACATGAGCGAAATCTGGGGCGTGACGCAGGACTACGACCGCAGCGCCGAGGCGCCCGTGCAGATTTTCACGCCGCGCAATTCGAGCGGCTTCGAGTGGACAAAGGCATTCTCGCGAGTGCCGGACGGGTTCCGCGTCAACTTCCGCGATGCGGACCGCGACTACGACACCCGGCAAATTACGGTGTTCCGCGACGGCGTGAGTTCCGACACCGGACGGCTTGAGCAGGTCACGTATGAAGGTCTTGTGACCGAGGCCGAGGTGACGGCGCGGGCTGCCTACGATCAGGCGCAGGCAACGCAGCGTTCGGTCTTCTACAGCCTGCAAGCGCCGGCCGAGGCGATCGTGTGCCGGCGCGGCAGTCTGGTGGGCGTGCAGCACGACAGTCTGGATTCGCAGACGGGATCTGGGCGCGTGATCGATGTTGGGCTTGATGGATCCGGCAATGTGACGTCCATCACGCTCGACGCATCCGTGCCGATCCTGAACGAGCCGGACATGCTGTCGGTCGCGAACATGCTGGCGGTGTCGGACATGCTGACGGTCGGGGCAAGGACGGCCGCCGTGATCCGGCGCGACGGTTCGCGCACGATTCACGCCGTGTCGAATGCGACCGGAGAGGCGGACACGCTGACATTCTCGCCTGCGATCAGCGCAACCGGCCTGTCCGAGGGCGCTCTTGTGGCCACGGGCAACCTCGGGTCCGAGACGCTGCGTCTGGTCGTCTTTTCGATCGCGCCCAATGATGAACTGACCGCAACGCTGACGCTTGTGGACGAGGCGCCAGGCATCGTGCCTGACCTTGCGGCCTGAGAGGAATAGATGGTCAACCGTACCCCCTACACGAGCGCATCCGCCGGGCCCATCACCGGCCCGGCCTACATGGACCTGACGGGATCGCAGATTACCAATCTCTACGACCACTCGGCGCTCAAGCTGACATCGGTCGGCGGGACCGCCAACGCGATCACGGCGAGCCTTGACCCGGCATTGCCCGGCACCGGTCTGTCGGACGGCATGAAGTTCACCTTCACCGTCGGGACGACGAACACCGGCGGCGTGACGCTGGCTATCAACGGCGGCTCCGCCGTGCCTGTTCTCAACGCATCCGGTGCGGCGCTGACGGCCGGCGATCTGACGGCCGGAACGCGGGTGCTGATCGAATACGTCTCGGGCAACTATCGCATCCTGTCCGGCGCCGGCGCGAGCGGGCCGGGCGGGACGACATTCTATTATCAGGCCTTCACCGCATCCGGCACATGGACCAAGCCCGCCGGCATCGACCCGAACCGCCTGATCTGGGTCGAGATGTGGGGCGGCGGTGGCTCCGGGCGCCGTGACGGCGGAGCGAGCGGCGGCGGCGGCGGCGGCGGAACCTACATCCGAGCGGCGTTCCGCGCCGGCGACCTGCCGGCCTCGGTCGCGGTTACGGTCGGGTCTGGCGGCGCGGCGCAGACGTCGAACGGCAACGGCGCGGCGGGTGGCGCCTCGTCCTTCGGCGCGCTTCTGTCGGCGCCCGGCGGGCCCGGAGGAACCGGCACCGCCGGAACTCCGGCGGCGATCGGAACCGTCGGTGCGACAACCGCCCATTTCGGGTTCGTTGAGCAGGGCGCCCCTGGTGGCGCGCCCGGTGCCGTTGGCGGCAGCGCGACCTATGCGGGCGCGGGCGGCGGCGGGAGCCAGACCGTGGCCGTGTCCGGCGGCACCAGCCTGTTTGGTGGCGACGGCGGTGACGGCGGCGACCCCAGCCCGTTGCCGACTGCCGGTTCCGTTCCCGGCGGGGGAGGTGGTGGTGGTCTGAGTGCCAACAGCGGCGCGGGCGCGCGCGGTGAAGTGAGGATCTACGCATGAGGCTGGCCGAGATTGACGCGGGCGTCGTCCGCAACGTGATCGAGGTGGCGGGCGACCAGCCGCGCCCCGACTGGTGCGCCGACTGGCCGGAAATGGGCGACACGGGCGGCGTCGGCTGGCTCTGGGATGGTGCCAAATTCACGGCGCCGGCCGACGCTGCGCCCGACCTGTCCGCCCTCCGCGCCAGCATGACCCTGACCCGCCGGCAGGTCATCATCGGCATGGTCTCCGAGGGCCTCATCAGCGAGGCCGAGGGGATTGCGCTGGCGGCGACCGGCGCGGCTCCGGCGGCGGTCGAGGCGATGATCGCCACCATGCCGGCCAACGAGCAGGCCGGCGCGCGGATCACGCTGGCGGCGTTCACGGTGGCTTATCGGCTCGACCCGATGACGGCGCTTTTCCAGCAGGCCGGCGGCATGACCGACGCCGAGATGGACGCCTTCTTCACGGCCTACGCGGCCGTCTGACCAATCCGACCAATCGCAGAAACCACCGGCCACAGCCGGCCTAAAGGAGTCATGACATGGCAACCTTCAACAAGTTCAATGCGTTCTACGAAAACCTCGCGGAAGGCGTCCACAATCTCGGCGCCAACACGTTGAAGGTGATGCTCACCAACACCGCGCCCGTTGCCGCCAACTCGGTCAAGGCCGACCTGACCGAAATCGCGGCCGGCAACGGCTACGTGGCCGGCGGATTCGCGCTGACCGTCACCGGCTCGGCGCAGAGCGGCGGCGTCTACTCGCTGACTGTCGCCGATGCGACGCCCCTGTTCACGGCGACCGGCGCGGTCGGCCCGTTCCGCTACGTCGTCCTCTACAACGACACACCGACCTCGCCGGCCGACCCGCTGATCGGGTGGTGGGATTACGGGTCGAGTGTTTCCCTCGCGACCGGCGAGCCGCTGAATTTCGACGTGTCGGACGCCGGCGGCCTGATCTTCCAGATCGCCTGATCCTGAGGTCGCGTCATGGCGATTACCCGCGTCGGAACAGCGTCGAACAGCGGTAGCGGAACGTCGGTCATCGTTGACCTGACGAGCATTCCGCTTGCCGCTGGCGACCTGATCCTTCTCATCCACGGCTGGGAGGCACAGACGGACGGCACGCCGGCGGTCATCACCGCTGGTTACACCGACCTGATTGCGGACCAGTTCGTGAACGACACGCGGGATACGAACGCCGCCGTCAGCTACAAATTCGCGGACGGGTCCGAGACGCAGGTCGAGGTTGCGGGCGTCAATTCGATCGCCGATCAGGGGGGCGCGCTGGTCACAGTCTATCGCGGCGTTGACCCGACGACGCCATTCGACGTGACGACCGTCACCGCAGCAGGAACGAACGGTAACGCGATCAACCCGAACGCGATCACGCCGGCCACGGCGGGCGCCAAGATCGTCCTTTTGGGTTTGGCAACGTCGAGCATCAGCGGCATTACCGGCCCGACTGCGGCCCCGACCGGCTTCGGAAACCTTGCCACTGTTGCCTCGCCGGGCGCGAACCGAGGTTACTACGCCTGCACCGCTGACGCGGACTGGACGAGCGGGGCTGTCGATCCCGACAGCTTCACCGGGCAGACCACCAGCACGACGAGCGACAGCTGGTTCGTCGCGACCATCGCCCTGCGGCCGGGGGCTGGCGCGCTGACTGTTTCCGCCGGCGCGCTGTCCGCGACCGGGACGGGTGGCGCAGTCAGCTTTGTTGGAAGCAAGACCATTTCGGCCGGCGCTATTACCGCAACCGGGACTGGCGGGTCCGTGGGCCTGACAGTCGGCCGCGTCTTGTCGGCCTCAGCGCTCGCCGCCACTGGTGCGGGTGGGGCCATCGCCAATATCGGTGGAGCTCCGTCGCTGCCCTATACGCCGACCGGGCGCTGGCATCCCGAATACGCGACCGTCACGCTGTCGAGCGGGCGCGTGGCTTCGGCCACCGGCGAGAACGGCCCGACCATCACCGAGGGCGCGACCGGGATCGGCCCCGTCGAGATGACCGACCTTCTTGGGCGCAAGTTCTGGCGCTTCGAGGGCTCGGAATACATGGATGTTCCGACCAGCCTTGTCGCGAACACGCGCGCCGTGACCGTGTTCTTCGTCGGGCGCATCCATCGGAACATATCGTCCAACCCGATCCTGTCGCTTGGCAACCGCAACGCGGCGACGAACACGACGACGAACAACTCGACCCTGGACGTCGCTCTTTCAAGCAATGGCGCGCCGTCGATCCGATGCGCCAGCACCGCCGGGACCAGCGCGGCTGCGAATGCCGAATACATGATCGCCGGCTCCCAGATGCAGGTGCTTGGCGCCGTCTCGCGTGACACGGCGAACGGCGGCCGCCGGCTGGCGATCAACGAGAAGTTTGCGGACCTCGCGCAGACCAGCATCGCCGTAAGCCCGGCCGGCGCCGAGATCGGCCGCAACGCGCAGACCGGCACAAACTACGGTTCGTTCGATCTCTACGAGATCGTCGTCTACGACTACGGCCTGACCAACAGCGAGTTCGACGCGGTGGCGGCGGCTCTGGTGTCCAACTGGTCTATCCCTGAGCTGACCGACCAGCTCGTTCTTGAAGGCGATTCCATCACCCAGGGCACGGGCACGGTTACGAACGGGATCAGCTCCGGCATGATCCTGTCAGACCCCGGCCGTGACCTGATCCCGGCCAACTGGCGCGTGGTCAACATGGGCGTGTCCGGGGCGACCGTCGCGACCATGACGACCCGGCGGGATGCGGCGACGGGCTGGCCGAATTACACGCTGCCCGGACAGAATGTCGTGGCCTTCGAGATCGGCCGGAACGACATGGCGAGCGTGGACGAGAACACGCATTACGCGAATGTCGTCGCCTACCTGAACACCGCCACAACCGGCGTCCTGCAGCGCGGCTGGACCGCGCGGGTGCTGGCGAACATTGCAGCCGCCCCGACGATCCAGGCGAAGATCGACCCATACCGGGCGATGATCCGCAACGCGCAATTCCTGATCGACACGGACTCGCAGACCGGCGGCACCTATGCCGGCAAGGTGAGCATCGTCGGAACCGACCTGATCGAGGATGGCGGCAACACGGTCTTTTACGACAGCACCGACGCGACGGACACGACCTATTATCAGGGCGACAACACCCATCCGAACCCGGCTGGCGCAGTGCTGCGCGTTACCGGCGGCGATGACCTGACGCTCGGCATCGCCTATGGGCTTGAGGCCGTGCCCGGCGTCACGCTGACGGCCGACGTCATGAGTGCTACAGGGTCTGGCGGCGCGGCCTCGCTGACGGTAGGGCGGACGCTTTCTGTCGGTTCTCTGGCGGCGACCGGGGCCGGTGGTTCTGCGGCAATCACGGCAGGTCGCATTGTCGGTGCCGGTGCCTTGAGCGCGTCCGCATCTGGCGGGTCAGTGGCGCTGGTCATCGGGCGCGTGATTTCCGCCGGGCCGCTGGCCGCCACGGGATCGGGCGGGGCCATCGCTGATCTTGCGGGCAGCATCACGTTGTCGGCCGGCGCGCTGGCGGCGTCTGCGGCCGGACATGACGCGAGCTTGCTCGTCGGGCGCGTAACGCTTGCGGCGCCGCTTGCCGCCATTGGCACGGGCGGCGTGGTGGCGCTCAGGGTCGGTCGCGTTCTGGTCGCGGGGCGCGGCTCTGCGACCGGTTTCGGCGGCGCCGTGACGCTGGTCGCCAGTGGCGCATCTGGCCGCCGCTATGCACAACCGGGCGAGCCGAACGGCGTTCGCTTGCTCTCTACCGGAAACGCAATCGCAGGCTTTGGGGGCTGAATTGGCCGAATATTTCGAGATCAAGCGCGGCGACACCAGCCCCGCGCTTCAGGTGGCGTTGCTGCCGGTGTCCGTCGTTCTGACCGGCGCGACGGTAGTGTTTTCGATGCGCGCCCGCGGCACATCGACGGCCCTGATCGACCGCCAGCCCGCGACCATCGTCACCGCGACCGGGACGCCTGCGGTCGCCTACGAGTGGCAGGCCGGGGACACGGACCAGACGCCCGGCGTCTATGAGGGCGAGTTCGACGTGACCTATGCCGACGCCACGTCCGAGACGTTCCCGGCCGGCGGCTACATCAACATCCTGATTTCGGGAGTGATCGCATGATCCGCTACAAGTCCAACAAGGCGCGCATCGGTGACGGAATGCGCATCACCCGCGTGAGCGGCGGCGGCCAGAAGCTGGAGGTCCTGACCGATCCGGCGGCCGAAAAGTGGGGCGAGATCGAGTTGGTCGCGGATGCGCCCGCGCCGGACCCTGTTCCCGATCCGACGCCGCAGCCGGACCCCGATCCTTCTCCCGCACCGTCCCCGACGCCGGTTCCCGTCCCGGTCCCCGCGCCGCAGCCCGCCGCTGGGTCGGTGCGCGCGCTGGCCGG